AGTCACAAACTGTATTTAGAGCAGAAGTACATGTACCTACTACTATTGAATCTACATCAGTAGGGTCATTACGATAATGAAAACAATCTTCACCATCATTAAAATATGATTCTCCGTTGTTACACGCACTACCGTCTGCACAACCTGTACATGCACCGTTTGTAATATCAGTATTACAATAATTATGTAAATGGTCGTAAGGTGAATCTGTACCTGGGCAACAACCACAATAATCCATAGTACCAGTACCTGGTCCAAATGCATCACCTCCACAATCACCACAATAGTCTACAACAGTATCTCCACCACATTCACCAGAACAATCAACATCAACTAAACAGTTACCATCACAATCGTAATTGTCTAAAGGATGCTCACAACTACCATTATCAGAGGTGGCATTAGAATCGTAGTTACATGCCAATTCATCCGTACAACCTCCTAAACCAAAAGTTGGTATAATTTGATTTAAACCACCCACTTCACTTAAATCTACTGTTGTATCATCATCTACACCTGATAATATTCCAAAATGTTCAAATTGATTATCTACACCACTTATTTCAGTACATTTGAGTTCACTACCAGTTCCATTATAAGGAATAACACTTACATCTACTCTTGTGTTATTTGGAAATACATACTCAACTGTTTCAAGATTTATAGCAGTACCTGCTGCTTGTGGAATAAATTGTGACCTAACTGTACCATCTGCAGATTGACATGTAAGACCTGCACAATTATCAGCACACCCAATAAGAGTTTGTAATGAAGTTGCAGGGTCTTCAGTATATAAACAATAATGGTCTAAATTTGGGGGAGGCCATTGTACATCTATACCACCTTCAAATGATATACTTTGTAATTGCATATAGACTTTTATCATAATTCAGGCTCCGCTTGATTTAGTTTTAAACAAAAACTATTATTTTCTTGTGGTTTAAATATATATCCTTTACCTGATTCTAAATACACCATACCAGAAAATGAACCAAAACTATATGTATCAGTACCTGATTGATATACACTACCATCTTGTGAATATTGATAAGTTCTTAATTTTGCATTAGTTAAATACTGTTCAATCGTGGTACTATCTAATATTTGTTGTGAAGCACATGTTTCATACATTGAGACCTTTAAAGTTCTTGCAGTAGGATATGCTCTACATCTACCATAGGCATAACCATATTCAAATGCACATTCTGAACCATCTACTTGACCAACGCAATCAGCATCAGCTGATGTACCATCAAATTGTGTTGTATCACATAATAATATATCTGAGGATGGTGGTAATGTATTTGCAATATAATTCCATTCTCCACCTTCAATCCAATCACCTTCAAATTCAACAGCATCTTCTGTTAGTGGTATTACTATTTCAGTTCTTTCACCATTTTCTGTTGTTAGTGCAACAGTATATGTACCCCAATCACCATACTCATGAGGAAATGTTAATAAAGTATTAACTGGAACAGTAGTTGATATTAAACTTGAACTATCACCCCATGATACAGTAATAGGTCGATTTAAATTTTCTTCTAATGGTTGATAATTGTAATCAATATATGTAAAATCCAATTCTACAGTACGATTTTCAAATATTCTTAAAGCGTTAACTTGTATAAAATCTTCTAACTCTGGTAAAAATTCTGCTATATTAACATCAAAACTAACCGTATCATTAAGTGTACCATCATTATAAAGTTCTACTGTAATTGTATAGTTTCCATAATTACTATAAGTATATTCTGAAGTTAACACTTCAGTAAAATCTGTAATCATTGTAAAACTTTCACTAAGTTGTCCTGTTCCCCAATTAATATTTATAGTTGGGTTTCTATCATCAAAATTATCGATATCTATAACTTCAAACCCAAGAGATAATGTTTTATCTGATATGTTTATATTATTAATAGCTATTTGTTCTGCCAAATCTAATTCGGGTAGTTGTTCTTGGTCTGGTGGTGGACAAACTTCACCTGCTTCTGGACATATTCGACTACCATCTGGACAACTTCTTCCATAATCACAATATATGATGGGGTCACTACTCTCATCTGCATTTGGATTATAATTGCATGCACTCGGGTCTACACAACCAAACATAATAACTTCATCTGCTCCATCATCTTCTTCATCAACATCAAATGTACATGTTCCATCATCTTCAGTTGCTCTCATATCATAATTTAATGCTGCAGGATATGTACATCCATATACAACATCACTACAACATTGATTACAACAAGGAATAAATTCTGGTCGTTGTTGTGACTCTAAACAATAATCACATTCAAATATATAACATGGAACAGGACATTGCATAGGTTGTGGTGGTGCTACATCTAAATATTGAACACAATCACCAATATTATATCTTTCATGGATTCCTTCACCTGGTATAATTGGTATTTGACCTGTTTCATTATATTCTGTTAAAAAAATTGAAAGTTTTTGTACATCTTGAGGGTTAACGGTTTCATCACCATTTATATCACACTCTGGTTTATATCTTGGTACACCAGGTGTGTTATTTATAATCTCACCCATAAATTCTAAATCGTATGTAGTAATCGTACCTTCATTAGGATATATTAACACACCGGTATAATCACACGCACCTAAAATATAACCACCATCTAAATAACATTGAAAAAAATCTCTTATCGGTACTTCTATAATATCAGGTTCTGGCTCAGGTATCGGTGTAAATAAACTTGTATCTATTGATGCCTGTGGTGCTGTAAATGATATTGGTACAGTTACTTCGGGTCCACTTTGTACTGAAGTAAATGTTTGATACATATTACCAGGAACAAGTGTAGTATCTATACCATATTGAGGAGCAAAATACCCCCCACTATCACTACTTACCATTAAAATATCATTTGTATAATTAGCAAAAAACTCAGTTGCTGGTATTTCTACATTACCATTATATGGTAAAAAGTTAACCATTAAATGTTCTAGTGTTATTCCAGCCGATTCAATATCTATTGGACATCCTGTCACAGAAATAGTTTGTGGAGTAGTACCTTGCAAGAACAATTGGTAGCCATCTGTTACATCGATACTTCCAATTTGATTGATTCCAAAAGTAGGAGCATAATATTGACCCGAATCGTTTACCATAACTAAGATATCTGATTCACCAAATATTGATTCAACTGATAGATTGTCAGGTATAACATTAAATCCTATTTGATTCATTTGAAGTGGTTGTAGTTCAATAATTTGTGTTTCATCTTCTACACCTTCGACACATTCTACTGTATTTCTCGAAGAAGTAGTAGATGGTGTTGAGTTAGAAATTTCCGAAGGTAGTATTCCAGATTGTAAGGCACCAACAATAGATAAGAATTTTTCGTTTTCTTGACTAATCAAATCTTGAATTTGTTCAAGTGTTAAATTTAAATTGTTTGGTGGCATTTGTGCTACCCCCTATTAAGTCTTATAACCACGAGCTCGTAATAAATCACTTTTTGATATAAACTCTACTTTACATTTTGCTCCAAAACCTGAATAATGTGTAAAAGAACCAATACCATCACCTGGATTTAATGATGAGTTTAAGTTTAATATTGCTTCATCATCCGATTGTAATACATAACCCCCTCTTTCTACATTACCTCTCCAAAAATCACTATAGTATTGTAAACTGGTTAGTGCATTAGGTCCACAATCATCACCACTACCACAACTACCTCGATATGTTGTAGAGGCATCCTCATCAATATTAGGATTATAGTTTGCTACAATAAAAAACCATTCATTAAAATCAATTGGAACTCTTGTATATTGCAAAATTTTATTTGGATAATAATGTGTTTCATCATAATTTTCGTTTTCTGCATTACCCAATGTCCAAAGAGGTGCAGTTGGTATTGTTCCTTGAAAATTTTCAACATCAATAAATTTGTTACTTCTTGCATCTTCAGACTTTGGGTCATCTTCATTATCATAGTAATAATCATCCGGGTCATCATCTGGATTTTGAACTACCTGTGGGTCTGCTGTTTTTATTCTTTTAGAAACATAACCTTCTTTACCTTTTGTCATTCCAACATGAGAATCTCTTATTGGACCGCGAGGAAATTCATCCGATGGTGCCTCTCTTACTACTAATCTTATAAATCTTTCATAATCAGATTTTTCAAAGTAATCATTAGCACTTGAAAAATATTCATTGTAGTTTGAAGATAAACTATTATATACTCCGACATCTACACATTTTTGCATATGTGCATTATATTCCTCATCGTAATTATCTTGATTAATCCAATCAAGTTCTGATTTACAATCTATATACTCTTTCCATGTAAATAATTTATCTTCTCTTACTTGTGAGTCACGATGTATAGAAAAGGTTTCTAATGAAAAACCCTTTGGATTATTTTTACGATATGGGTTTCCGAAATTAAACAAAGTACCACCTTGTTTTTTAGTTAAAAATTTAACCCACATTGTAACAGTAAAACCAGTATCTAACCATTTCGGGTCATTTTCATCAGCACCTATTAAACCGACATCTCCACCTTCTTGATTTCTTATTATAATAGATTGATTTAGATTTCTTATCTTTATATATCCAGGTGCCTTTTCTTCATAATCAGGTCTTTCATCTACTATAGTAGGGTCTATTTTTTTATCAATATCAGTTAAATAAGTATTTAATTGATTTCTCAACGATTCTACAGTTTGACCTACATTTGAAGATTGTTCTTCTGCATTTCTATCCAACCTTACAATATTTCCATCCTCTGGATTAAATATTATATCACTGGTTGACGAATGATTATTTTGATTTGTTTCTAACTCTGTACTCCAAGTATCATTAATACCATCACTATCTACATCAAAATTAAACTCTGGAACATCACCAATTAAAAGATTTATTTCAGAAAATATTTTATTAATTCTTTCTTGTCTTGTTACCTGTCTTGGTATGAGTTCAAAAATTGTTGTATCTAATATTTCTTTAGCTTTTTCTGAATCAATTAGGGGTGTTGTTTTATCAAAAGTTATAAATTGACTTATAAATGTTAATACCGTATCATCTATTGATAATCGAGAATAAGGGTCATCTGGAGAATATGCACAACTTTCATTGTTTACAAATTGTACTACCCATGATTCTTCATCCCATGTATATTCTTGACCGTTTTCTTCACTTAAATGTTCCCATCGCATTTGAGTTGCCGGGTCTATAAAAATATAAGATGAACTACATACAGTTTCACCTTCATCATTTGTAATAAATTCTCCTTGACAAAAACACGAACTTAAAACTTCGATAAATTCATCAAACTCAGTTCCATAGTTTTGATAATCTTCTTGATATAAAACAATGTTACCTTCTTCTTCATTACCTATTTGACCTGTAATTGGATTTAATTTTTTTTGATAATCTTGAGGATTAAAATTCGGATACTCCGTAAATATTAAATTAACAAGTTTATCTATAAAATCTTCTTTCCATTGATTTTTTTGATTATTAGTTGCCATAACCTATACCCTTTTTATTTTAAAGTCAAAATCTTCATCATAAATTATTTCCTGTCCATCATCATATTTTAATTTATATAATATTCTGTAAACTCTATCTGGATGAAATCCATTCATATATTGTGTAAAGTAATTTGATGTTGTATCTATACTCATAGATGTATATGCACTAAATGGAACTACGGTTTCACCGGTAGCAGTATCAATTATAGAATATGAACCACTACCCTCTGAAATATAAGAACCTGTTAAACTATTTACTGCATAAGAATCAGAGAATGTTTTCTTTACATATCTTTTTCTAGCACTTACTCTAAATTTTACTTTATCTGTTTCTCTATAATAATCTCTAAGACCTTTCATATAGAGAAGTACATCTGTACCACCAGTTAAATCTAACACACTCATACTACCTGTTTCATCAGTAGAATAACCTTTGTGGTCATCCCACTTCACTTCCAATCTTGGTGAGTATATTGTATGTGTGTCTGATGAGAAAAATTTAAGTTGACCGAATGTTTCATTGTCTGTTTCTTGACTTCCACTAAATTTTAATATCAAACCATTGTTTGGTATTCTACCATCTAACCAATGATTTACTATATCTGTTACATCCACATTCACATCAGGAGATTGATATGAAAATGTTTGAGAACCACTTGTGGCACTATAAGGATTATCTGCAATTGCAATACTCGAAGAATAAAAAGTACCTCCATATACTCGTGTATTGTTTACATCTCTCCACTCTAAAGGTGTAGAGTTTGGTTTATTAAATCTATATTCCCAACTACAACCATTTGTAACTTTAGGATTATCACCAAATTTACCAACACCTTCATCCCATGAACCTGATATTGGATGTACTATTAATTTATACTCCTGAGATAATTCTCGGTTACCTTCTGCCTCATATAATCTTAAACTATATTTTGCACTTGCACTTGGAATTAAACTTTGGGTTATTTTACTTTGCAAATCTGTTAGATTAAACTGTATTAAGCCTCGCGTAGAATGGTCGTAAGATAAGTTGTGAAATTCTTTTTTAATTTCAAGTATTTGGTCTTTACCAAAATTTTGGTCGGTGTATGATGTTCCATCGATTTTATTAGAACCGCTTGATATCCAAGTATCTTGTGATGGGAAAATAAAATAATGCATTATAATATGACTCCTCTTATGTTTCTATTTGGGTTTTTTAATTCAAATACAGCAGGTTCTTTTGGTGGAAGTATTAAACCATTTCTTACAAATGCACCAGAACCTTTTATATAAAAAGTATTGAAATTATATTTCCATCCATATATACCTTTATGGTTTTCATCATCTGATGTGTAATCTATTGTTGCACCTCCATCTGTAATATCATATTCTTTATCATATAAAAGTACATTATTACTACCTTCTATAAAACTATCTGCATGTACTAAATCATTAAAATTTTGAGTTAACTCTACATAATTAACCGACCTAACTCCATCTACATCCATCAGTTCATATTCTAAATCTGATGTATATATCGTCTGTCTAAATTGCATTTTATCAATATTAAAATATTCTTTTATTTTTTGTATGCACTTTAGTTTGACATCAGATTTATTAGCAGAACGATGTGCTACAATTTCAAATGCAACACCAAAATTAATTATATATCCATCTAATATTGAAACTTGGTCTGTCATCATTCTATATTCTGCTAAATAATTTTTTAAATTAACTTTTAATGGGTGTACCTCTGCAGTTTCAGCATCAGCTGATGCCGGTAATGTAGTTAAATGTTTTTGGTCGTTATATGCCAATACATAACAATCTACAGTTGGTATCTGATTCCCATGTTCTGTATCTGAAAAAAGTAAATCAAATTCTTCTTGATTTATTGTACCATTGTCATCTACTGCACTTGAAAGGTTTGAAAATAATTCTTGTGTGTTTCTTCTACCAACAAATACTTTTGCAATTTGACCAAATCTATTTGGCATCGATAATACTCTTGCTTCATAATCTTTTTGATTTACACATCTATTTTGAGATGCAAAAAACGCTTTAGCCTTTTCACGGATTTCATCTATTGATTCACCATCCGAACCACCCACTGCAGGTAATTCATTTGTAACTGTAAAAAGTGAAGAACCGTTACCCTCTATAACTTCTTTACTAGATATTGTAGTTAAATCATTAGCAGGTGCATTGGATGAAATACCACCACCAACTCGATAAGTTATAGTTAAAGTTGTGTTTGCGGGGGTTTCACCAAGTGTAATTCTACTATCACCGTTTTGTGGGTCAATACTTATACCGAGTGTATCTAAATTTGTATCACCGCCTGTAACTATACCAGTACTTCCAAGTGCTATAAAATCGTCTTCACTAAACACTCCATTCCTTAACACACCATTACCAAAGACAAGTGATGTTATGTTATTTTCATCAATTTCAGTTATAAATCTTTTACCTGTTTGTAAATACTGTAAAGAGTAAGGAACAGGAACAGAAGTTTTTGAACCATCTTCTGTAGTAAAATATTCATATGCAGTTGTTCTATTAGAATCTTCTGTATAATGTTTTTCTTGAGGTACTCTGTCTTGTGCCAAATAATCCACTTCATACCATTTATTACTATTTGAATCAACACAAGAAATTATTTCTACAACATTATCTTGTGGGAGTGCTAATTTTAGAAATTTTGTAGGACTACTTATTGTAAAAGTGGTTGTTTTTGTTTCTGCTGATATTGCTTTTACTTTTCTTGACAACTCAAACTGTGATACTACACCATCTTCATTGTAATCGTATTCCACAGGTTTAATATCAGAAGATGATGTTATTTTAAAATCTACAAAATCTAAAGTTTCAAAAACATTCGAAGTGTCTACAATAGATGTAACTCTCATTCCTTTATTAATTACCGCGGCGTTTGATAAATCTGGTACAATTTTATTTATATCACTTGTATCTGCGGCAATTATTTGTTTTACTGTTAAATCTACATACGCAGGTGATGTTGGTTTAACTTTATATCCCAACATTTTTGCTAAATTTATAACATTTTTCCTTTCTTCTGCTAGAGGTAACATCATTTCTTTGTATTGTTGGTCAAGATAAAAACTTAAAACATCACCAACATATGCACCCATTTCAATTAACATCATACCAGGAGATGTTTCATTAAAATCCTTGTAAGTATCTGGAAAATATGATTTTGCATATTCAATTAAAGTATTTTTTAAACTTGTAAAATCTTTATTTGTATATTTTATATTAGTTTTTTTAAATTGTTTATCTGAGTATGGCATATTATTCTCCGATGATAACTTCTATGGAATCTAAAGATTGATTATTTCTATTAATCCCAAACATTATTTTTATAGTTATTGTATTTTTACCAATGGCATCATCTTGCGCACCTGTAATTTTTAAATCTTTTATAGTAACAAAAGGTAACCATTTTCTAAATGAATTTACAATTTCATCTTCAATTAATAAATTTGTTTCTTCTGATATTGGTTCAAATAAATATTTTTTTAAATTTAAACCCAATGAAGGTTGAAGCAATCTTTCACCAACCGATGTGTTAAGAAGACTTCTTATATTATTTTTTACAGCATCAATAGTTGTTAATGTGGGTGAAAAATAACCACTCGTATTACTTCTTGTAAATGGTAAATCAATACCAACAAAAGTTTTTGTATCTTTATCTACAATAAAAGGTTTATTTGTTTTTACAGTAATAGCCATTATCTAGTACCACCTTTAATTTTTTTTAATTTTACTTTAGTTGTTTCTTCCCCATTTTCAGAAGAAAATGGATTCTTACCAATATATGCGTGACCGAGTGCCGTTAGTACACCACCTTGAGGTGTTTCACCTGCAGATGGTGTTTTTCTTAATAATAATTTTGGCATTTTTACACCAAATGTACCACTTGTAACCGTACTGACTACAGGTACTGTAGTTGCACCAGGCCCACCAGATGTTCCAACAGGAACATTACCTGGTGTACTTGTGGTTACACTCGGTAATACATCTCCAATTAAAGGACCAGCAGTATCTATTTCTTCTACTTCTAATGGTGCTCTCATTTCTGTAATAGTAAAAGTTTGTTCTTGTATAAACTCTATAATTGCATCGGTTATTTCTTTTGCAATGATAGGAATATTTCCTCTACCGTTTTCGGGTTCATCTATTCCAAGTCCTTTTGTTAATGCATCTTCTATTTTTTTTGATAATCCCATTACTTTTGTATTTTTCCTCTTGGTTGTTTATTCATTTTTTGCATTAATGCACTGTAATCTTTTGTTAATGCATCTTTTACACTATTATCAACTTTATTTGGGTCTACTCCCATAGATGCTACCATCTGTTCACCTGATGGTTTATCAGTCATTAAATCACCATACTGTGATGATAATACATCACCGGCTCGATTAGAATCGTATACCCCACCACCCATTGTTTTCCAATCTTCTGAGGCTGCTGTTTCATTTAGAACCTCATTTAAAACTGAATTATTTGTATATGATTTTTTCTCAACTATTTTTTTAGGTTGTGGTTGAGATTGAGTTGGTTGTTTCAATTCAGTTATTACCTCATGAATTGCTTTTGCAACTTCTTCTCTAACTATTTGTCTTATTGTTTTTTTTGTTTTCATACTTAACCTCTTTTATTTTTATTGTTTTTGACCATTATCTTCTATAAAGTGATATTCACTATTAAATGCAGGTGTTGCTAATTTCTTTTTTAACCCCTCTAATTTTACTTTGAGAGTTCCAGCAGCAGGCCCACCATCTGTTAGTGCCACCGGAACACCTTGAACTAATCCTGCAGCAGGTGATATAATATCAATTAACTCTTCTAAAAATAATTTAAGCTGTGTTCCCAACACAAATGGTTCTTTTTTTTCTTTAGATTGGTTACCTAAAAATAAATTACCAGTTTCTATTGTTGTTGAACCATTACTGATTATATCTATGTTGTTTCCTGCACCAAGTATAGTATTTATTTTTGATGATAATATTATACTATCGTTAGTTGAATTAAATGTAATTCTATCCGATGAAAGTAATACTTGTGGTTTATTAAAATCATAATTATATTTATCCCCACCAATAAGTCTATTAGCATCTTCAATTGTATCGGATGCTAAAACAAACGGGTCTAATATAATTTGTATATTATCACCATCACCTTCTTTTTTGTATTCTTTTGCAAAATGTTCACGAATTGTACCAGATTGTGTCATAGTAAATATTGCACCATCTTTTGTACTTTCTATAGTATTAGTTACAGACCTACCATTTGATATCATTAAATAGGGATTTATATTTCTACTACCTAATCTGATACTATTACCAAACCTACCTTCAAATACCATATCACCTGGTATATCTTTAAATGATTTTTCGTTTTTATCTAACTTATCGTTATAAGGTTTTTGTAATCTTTTAAAAGGTAATAAACCAAAACCCTTAGATAAACCCAACTTTTCAGCAATAGTTCTTTTTTTACGAAATGGATTACGATTTGGTTCAGGTTTATTCATGTGGTCTGGATTAAAGTTGGGGTTATTCATTGTGTTTATTGGTCCCATGTAATAATTAACTCCACCAAATTGACATAATAGTACCGGGTCACCTTTAGTAGGTACATCTACCATACCTCTAAATAATGGGTAGTATACTGTGTTTGCAGTACCAGCAGCAAGTGGTTTATTATCACCCAAATGTGCCTTGGCAATTATTCCATTTAAATTTCGTGGTTTATTATCCGTTGCGGCTGATTCAAAATTTGTAGCCACATCAATAACAATACCAGGTATAAATTGAAACCATACCGATTCAGTTTCTGGTCGACCTAACCAATTTTTTCTTTTGGATTTCGGTGGTGGTATTTTTACAAACGATGATGCCATATTAATTTCCTAATATATTTTTTGATTTATTTTTTATATCTTCTAACTTATCATGTCCTTCTTGGATGTGATTAACATTTTCTTGTAATGCATCTATCAAATCTTGTTTTTCTTGGTCTGATAATAACATAGATTCCTCATCACCACTTGATGATTTGGCCATAATTCTTTGTAACACACTTGCTAGTTTTACAAGTTGTTCATCGTTTTTAACTGCAACATCCATATATTCTT